ACTCTGGATTAATGGACATTGCACTTGATGGTAAGTTTGTCACGAAACCAAAGAATGGCTGGTACGCAATGGTTGACCAAGAAACCGGTGAACTAGGACCAAACAAACGAATGGCTGATACTAACTGTGCTGAGTTTTGGGATCCAATCCTGACAAATCAGAAATTTAAAGACTACGTTAAAAACAAATATGGGATTACACATGGGAACCTTTTGGGAGAAGATCCAATTCTGGAAGAATTGGAAGAAGATGAAGACGCCGCTTGAGGGTGTTGATTTCGATTTTCATAAAATTGAAGATAGTGATTTAACCGGTATCAAACTACTCAACGGTAAATACCGAGATATAACTTACTACTACGGTGTCGTGAAGATTCAGGAACAAGGTGAACTTGCAACGGTTAACTTTGAATTTAAAGTGTTGGAATCAACAACTTATACCGAAGAACAGTTGCAAAAAGATGCGGAGTTTGTTACACTGTTAGGAGAAATCTTAACAGAAATTATTATTAACCAATCGGTAAAACATGATACGACTCGAAACAACGATACTGAAGAATTTGATATATTGTGAGGAATACACACGTAAAGTTCTGCCATTCCTAAACAGTGAATATTTCTCAGATAGTACTGAGAAGTGTGTATTCAATGAAGTGGAAAGGTTTGTAAATCAATACAAAGTTTTACCTACGCATGAAGCTCTCATCATCAACCTAACTGATTCGAATGATCTAACGGAAGAACAAGTAAAGTCTTCCGTTAGACTTTTGAAAGAGTTGGATGATAAAAAATCTGAACCATCTGAAGTTAACTGGTTAACTGAACAGACTGAAAAGTTTTGTCAAGACAAAGCCATTTATAATGCAATTATGGAATCTGTGGGCATTCTTGATGATAAAGATAGTAAACGTGCCAAAGGTGAGATACCTAAACTATTGTCCGATGCACTTGGTGTATCATTCGATCAGAACGTTGGTCATGATTACTTGAATGATTCTGAAACACGATTTGATTTCTATCATCGTAGAGAAAAAAAGATTAAGTTTGATCTAGACTTTTTCAACAAGATCACCAAAGGTGGTTTACCTGTAAAGACTTTGAATATTGCATTGGCTGGAACAGGTGTTGGTAAGTCTCTGTTTATGTGTCACGTTGCTGCATCTTGTATCAGTCAAGGTCACAATGTACTCTACATTACCATGGAAATGGCTGAAGAGAGAATTGCTGAGCGTATCGATGCAAACATGTTGAACGTCACGATGGATGATCTACACTTAATTCCTAAAGAAGATTATGAAAGAAGGTTTTCTGCACTCAAGAGTAAGACGCAAGGCAAGTTAATTATCAAAGAGTACCCAACCGCTTCAGCACATGCAGGACACTTTCGTGCTTTGCTAAGTGAATTGAAACTTAAGAAGAATTTCACACCAGAAATTATCTTCATTGATTATTTGAATATCTGTTCGTCATCTAGAATTAAACAAGGTGGTTCGGTTAACTCGTATACTTACATTAAATCTATTGCTGAAGAACTCAGAGGCCTTGCTGTTGAGGCTGGTGTGCCAATTGTATCTGCAACACAAACTACTCGTAGTGGTTTCAGTAATACCGATGTTGGTCTCGAAGATACTTCCGAATCATTTGGTTTACCTGCAACTGCCGACTTTATGTTTGCTTTGATTAGTACGGAAGAACTTGAACAGTTGAATCAGATTATGGTTAAACAGTTGAAGAATCGTTATGGTGATCCAAACATGAACAAGAAATTTGTGATTGGTGTTGATCGTTCCAAGATGAGACTGTATGATGCTGAGGCTTCTGCACAGCAAGACTTGTCCGATTCTGGTCAAAGTATACCTGATACACCATTGAACACTTTCGGTAATAGAGAGAGAAAGTTTAATTCTAAATTTGAAGGCGTTAGAGTATGAACTTGACTAGAGATCAGGCTCTGCATTGTGTTGAGGTCTTTCATGATTACTTTGATAAGTTTGATAGAATCGATGAGTACATGAGAGATCAAAAACTCAATGCATTATCTGAATTGCCTATTGCTTTACCTGGTTGTGGTCCAGAGGAAGATTTGTTTTCTGACTTCAATGTTTCTCCCATTAATATGGAATTTGAAATAGTGGAACTTGAACCTGATAGATGGCAATTATATCTTGATATCACCTCTTCACACATCAACTCTTCAAGTCCAGGTAGAAATGTCAAGTTGGCTGTTCGTGAGAAGACTACAGGAAAGTTTGTGGGATTCATCAGGATTGGTTCTCCAACGATTATGATGAAGCCTCGTAATGTTCTATTAGACTGTGTGATTACGAATGAGACAGAGACAACCAAATCTTTCAACAAGGCTGCCGCTATGGGTTTTGTAATTGTTCCCGCACAACCTTTCGGATTCAATTACCTTGGCGGCAAGTTACTTGCGGCAATCTGTTGTTCGCATGAAGTAAGAGAGAAGTTGAATGCCAAATATAATATGAATTTGTGCTTATTTGAAACTACCAGTCTTTATGGTTCATCGAAGACGGTATCTCAATATGATGGCATGAAACCTTTTCTGCGTTTTGGTGGAATAACTGAATCAGATTTTCTACCAATGATGCACGGTAAGCCTTATGATAATCTGAAAGATTATGTTGAAAAGATTAAGGGTGGATCATTTGTACCTGAAGATGCATCAAGTAGAAAATTAAAGATTATCAATACTATAATCTCTATGACTAAGAGTGCATTGAAACCACATAAAGAAGATTATGATAGGTTTGTTTCAATCGTCAATAAGGCCAAGTCTCTAACAGAAAAGAAACGTTATTATCATTGTAGTTACGGAGTGAAAAACTACAAAGATATCGTTCTAGGTAAAACTCAGGACGTCATTAAAGATGATAATTATGATAAACACAATCTATCATACATCGTTGAGTGGTGGAAGAAAAAGGCTGAGAATCGATATCAGAGTTTGAAGACTGAAGGTAGATTGAGAACTGAACAAGAAGTTTGGACAGGTGATAAAAAGATTGACATTATACGGTAAATGATGTATTATAAATACCTAATAAAACTCTTTGTTAGGTACTCATGAAAATTCCATCGAAAGTCAATATTGATACTGATGTCAAAGTATCTGGTGCTGGTTCAGAAGTTACAGCTCTAGCGGAAAGTATGCAAGCCTATGCTTGTGCAACAAGACAGTTTTTGGGTAAAGACTTGATTGATATTTCTCAGGTCACAGAAAAAACTATCGGTGACGCTGATTGTGACAGAACATTGAAAAAGTGTTTTGATGGTTTGGATGAGAATTGGTTTAGAAGTATCGTGTTAACTGCAAACCTTATTTTCCAAGAAGTGCCGGGTGCATTAAGTGGTAAAAATTTCAAGTTCTATCGTGGTGGTAAATTGGTTGATTCAATTTATAGTGAATGGAGAAGAATGAAGAAAGACAGTGGTATAAGTGGAGACGATAAGTGGAATCCTGCCGACATTTGGATGGTCAAAAAAGGATTTGTGTTAGAAACAGGTTGGCCAACCTTGACAGACTATAATCGTTACATATATGATCAATTTGCCTACACCAATTTAATCGGCATCTCACTTAAAAAGATTGGTCCTAAAGATTCTCCACATTCGAAGATTTTCAATAACAATAAACCTTTAGTTGCTAAATATACTGGTATCAAATTAGGTCTTAACATGACCGATTCGAAAGATATCTATATAAAGTACACTTCTGAAGGAGAAGAAGGATCTCTTCAAATGAGAAACTTCTCAGGCAGACCTGTGCCTTCTTCGTGGCAAGGAGAAATTAAAGGTAAATCCGCAGCTGGTGGTAAAATTGGTGGTGGAGGTATTTTTGCTGGAGCTATTGAAGTTGGTGTACCTAGATCAAAGTTGACTCTACCTAATCAGACGCCTATAAATAATCCTACGGAAAAAGATTTTAAATCCTTTGCTATTGCATTTAAAGAGTTATCGGGTTCAAAAGAAAAATTGGAAAATTTGATACTTCAAGCCAAATCTGGACATAGACAGGACAAAACTTGGTGGATGTCAAAATATATTGGAGTGATATTAATTCACACAGTTATCAAAGAAAATAAAGCTGATAATTTGTGTAAATTCATTTATGAATATGCATCTTCGGCGACAAAGAACAGTAGTATTTTTATAAAGTATAGTTAATATGAAATTCAAACAATTTATAGCAGAATCATCCAAAGAAGGTAAGAACGTACACTTGGAACATCTAGAAGAGGAAATCTTCAATAGAGGTACAACAGGCGCTCGTGATGCCATTAATTTCCTACAATCATTACGTGATATGTTGGCTGGAAGTTCGGAATCAAACATTAATGTTACCACCAAATGGGATGGCGCACCTGCAATTTTCGCAGGTACTAACCCAGAGAACGGTAAGTTTTTTGTTGGCACGAAAGGTGTCTTTAACGTTAATGCTAAGTTGAATTACACAGACGAAGACATTGACCGAAATCATACTTCAGAGGGATTGAACAAGAAACTTAAATATGCTCTGAGATATCTTTCTAAATTGGAGATTAAAGGTGTGTTGCAAGGTGACATGATGTTCACTAAAGGTGACATTACAATAAAAACAATCGATGGTGTTTCTTATATTATATTTCAACCAAATACGATTGTCTATGCTGTGCCTGCCGATAGTAGATTGGCACAGATGATGATGGCTGCACAGATTGGTGTGGTATTTCATACATCATATACAGGAAAGACTATTGCTGATATGAAGTCTTCCTTTAACATCGATATCAAAAATCTAAAGACGACCAAAGATGTTTGGTTTAGAGATGCATACTTTGTTGATGCTTCAGGTACCGCCACGTTCACCGAAGCCGAGACTAAAAAGATAACGAAGATATTATCTGAAGCTGGAAAATTATTTCAGACTATCAATTCTCCTGTCTTAAACAGAATATCTTTAAACGATATCATTCTGACACAGATTAAAACCTTCAACAATACGAAGGTACGTGCTGGAGAAGCGATTAAGGATACTAGTAGACATACGATGGAACTTATCAAATGGATTGAAGACCGTTTGAATAAAGAAATCTTGGCAGCAAAGAAAGATGAAACAAAGAAACGTAGACAACAGGAAAAAACTGAGTTGATGCGGTTCTATCGTTCTAATGCTGGTCAG